CGAAACTGCCCGAACTGCCGAAGCCCTAAAATCAGGGCAGCACACAGCAACAGCCCGCCGCGTGCGGGCGTTTTTATTTGGGGTACACCATGAGCTATTACGGAACAATTGCAGGGGGCGACGATTACCACACGGCGCGGGGTAATAACGCTTGGGTCACGGCTGACAGTGGGCAGAAAACTGCCGCATTGATTCGGGCGTCGCTGTTCGTGGATGGTCTGGGTCAGCGTCGGCTGCCGAACATGCGGTTTATTTCGCTGTTCCCCGGAGTTCCGACCGGCGGGCGTGCTCAGGAACTGGCATGGCCGCGCACGGGTGCCAGCGATATGAACGGTGTTGCGATTGACGCAGACACGGTGCCGCGTGAAGTCGAGCAGGCGACCTATGAAGGCGCGTTGCGTGAAATTGTCGAGCCCGGCAGCCTGAGCCCTGACTACCGCCCCGGCAGCGTCGTTAAATCTGAACGGCTTGACGTGATCCAGACCGAGTATCTGCCACCTGTCGATACGGGGGACGGTAAATCACCCGTGCGCCCCGTGGTCACAGTCGTGGCCGACCTGCTGGCCCCGGTCATGACTGCCGCGAGCCTGACCCCCTGGCCGCTGACGGTTTAACGCCATGACAGACGCGGAATACAACGCAGCGTTAGACGCCCTGGAAGCGCGGATTGTGGCCGACTACATCAAGCAGGCCCAGCGACTGCGCGGGACAATTACGCAAGGCGAAATCACAGCAATGATTCAGGCCGGCGAAATTGTGAAAATTCTTCGGGCGTTCGATGGCGCTAATTACTCGCAATTGCTGGAAGACGTGCGCACCGCCTACATTCAGGGCGGGGCGGATGCTGTCGAGGAACTGAGCCGGGCCGCACAAGCGTTCGTGCGTGATGCCACGGGCGCCCGCGTGCTGGGACTGGACCCGCTACGTCAGGAGGCCGCCGACTGGATAGCACAGAACGCAGCGGGGATCGTGCGGGGCTATTCGGCAGAGCAGGCCGGCGCGGTTGAAGCAGTGATAACGAGCGGCTTTAGCGGTGGCCTGGGTGCACCGCAGATTGCACGTAACCTGCTGGGCGTGAGCAACCCCGCAGCCGGCGAGCCCTTCGGCGGCGTTGTCGGCTTGACGCGGCAGGATGCGGAATGGCTGGGGAATGCCCGCCAGCAATTAGCGAGCGGCGATCCTGAGCAAATGCGCGCCTATTTAACGCGCACCCTGCGGGATCGTCGTTTCGATGGCATCGTGCAACGCGCAATTGAGGGCGGCTATCCGGTGGCGGATGGCGATATCGACAAAATAACGCAGCGTTACGCTGAGCGATTGTTGACGAACCGGGCCGACATCGTGGCGACCGTGGAAGTTAACAAGGCGTACAACGCAGGCCGCCAAGAGTTCTACAACCAAATTTTGGCCGAAGGCGTGCCGGCTGAAAACATCATGAAGCGATGGAAAACGCGGGGCGATAATCGCGTCCGTGATCAACACCGCGCCATGAATGGGCAGACGGTGCAGGGCTCACAGTTTTTTACCGCCCCGGATGGCTCGCAGATGATGAACCCTGGCGACATGGAACACGGCGCCCCAATGTCGCAGGTGGCGCGCTGCCGGTGCCGTGCTGTTTATACCGTTGTTGGAGAATAAGGAATGACGACAATTTACGACCGGGCGCGAGCGCTCGCTGTTCGCCAGCTTGCACCGCTGAGTGCGGGCGGCAAAGGTGCTGCGCTCACGCTGATCCACAACGCGCCGTCAGAGTACGTGCCGGGCGGCATCATTCCGCCCACGGCTGAGACTCGCAGCGACGGTAGCGGCGTGCGCACTTGGTACAACAGCAAAGACATTGACGGGGTGCAGGTGCAACGCGACGACGTGAAAATTATTGTTAGCCCGCAATTGCTGAACGGCGCAGACATGCCGACGCCGAAAGTTAACGATGTGGTGTTGTTCGATGGCGTTAATTACCGCATTCAGAACGTCAAACCGTGGAATTACGCGGGCGTTAATTGCGGCTTCGTTGTGCAGGGGCGGCAGTAATGGCTAATTTCAGCGCCGATCTGCGGAAATTTGCCGAAGCGACAAACCGCAATTTAACTGACACCCTGCGGGGTGTGGTGTTGGAACTGGCTACGCGGGTTGTCATGCGATCACCTGTTGACACTGGCCGGTTTCGTGGCAACTGGCAGCTAGGGCACGGTGGCCCCGATCTGCGCACCGATTCGCCATTCGATCAGCAGCCGCTTGGCTCAGGCCCAGCACCTGAAACGTTCACACGCTGGAATGATCAGATTGAAGACATCCGGGCCGGTAGTGTGGTGTATATCAGCAACAATCTGCCGTACGCCCGGCGCCTGGAGTACGAAGGCTGGAGCAAACAGGCGCCCGCAGGCATGGTGCGAGTGACCGTGGAAGAATACGGGCAAATTATTAACCGCGTTGTCGGGAGTTTGAAGAAATGACTATTTACACACATCAGAACTGCATGCCTATCACACGGGTTATTGATGCCGCAACCGGCCATATGGTTGACCATGTTGTGAGTATTGACACAGAATCGCAGACATTGAAGCAGGTTCCAAGCCCGGTAAAAATTATCCCGACTACTGGAGAATTTGCAGAGCTATCGCGGCGATTCGAGAGTGTTGATATTGAGCGTGACGATGTTTTCGACCGGCCAATTCGTTTCGTAATTCACGGTCTGGAGTCGCTAGCATGAGCACATACGACATTCGCACAGCGCTAGAGGCGCATCTGCTGGCGTTGCCGCTGCCGGCCATTCCGACCGAGTTTGACAATCACAGGATCGCCACACCGCCGATTGATGCCCCGTGGCAATCATGCAGCCTGTTGCCAGCACAACCTGATAACCCTGGCCTAGATGAAAAAACCACGATGCAGCGCGGCGTGTTTCAGGTGCTGCTACGGTATCCGTCTGCAGATGGTGCGGGCGACGCACAACATCGAGCCGATGCACTGTGCGGGCACTTTAAAGCGCCCTGCGTGCTCACTGCTGGCACAATACAGGTTCGCACGCGGGGGCGCCCGTGGGTTGGTGCGCCAATCCCAGGCTCTGACCGTTTCGTTATTCCGGTGTCAATCCGGTGGTATTCCATTTTTTAAGGAGCTTTCAACATGAGCGGACCTACAACCGTAGCGGGAACAATCATCCACATTTCTGCAGCACAGCCTGCGACGTATGACGCTGCCGGTTATACCGCGCTGTCGTGGACCAAGATCGGAGAAATCACTGACGGCGGCAGCCACGGCAAGACCTATGCCGAAGTGACCCACACGCCTATCGACAATCGGGCGGTGCAGAAATACAAGGGTAGCTACAACAACGGGACCAAGACGATTGTCATGGCCGTTGATTCGGCGGACGCCGGCCAGATCCTGCTGCACACCGCGTTGCAGTCTGATGCCGACTACAGCTTCAAGGTGCTGTACCAAAACGGCGATGCGGACTACTTCCAGGCGAAGGTGATGTCGTTCGCCAAGGCGACCGCAGGCGTTGACACGATGCGCACTGCGACCACAAACCTCAGCATCTCCAGCACCAAAACCGGCATTGGCATTATCGAGGTGCCTGCAGTCTGACGGCCGGTTGGTCAGTAACAGAAAAGCCCGGGGATTCCCGGGCTTTTTCATTTCCGCGTCACTCCCATTCGACCCCCAGGCGCATTGCATGCAGGATGCGGATGCATCCAGCGAGCGGACCAGCACCGGGCAGCAATTCAACGGGCAGACCGGCAGACTTCATGACCTGCTTGTGAATGCTGGATGGTTCGATATAGCGCACACCTTCGGGCGCATCTTGGTCAACGATCACCATCCGGCAGCGGTAGCCGCCATCGCGGCGCGGGTTTTTCTGTTCGACTTCAATCAGCACATCGCCGGGGAACAATTCCTCATCCCCGTTACTAGCGAGTTTGAGCGCAATAGCGCGGGCGCCGACTTCGGAAATTTCGGCAGGCGTGGGGATCGGGAAGCCGTCACGAATCAGCTTGGCGATGTACTTGCACCGCTTGTCTAGCGGGCCAACGGTGATAGAGGCTGAGAAAGTCATGGGTTGTTTCCTTGGGAGTTGAATGGTGTGTCAATAGCCGCTGCGGCTATACAGGTCACTGAAGCATCGAGCGGCAAGTTGTTTGTGTTCGATCACACCGGCTGCGACACCGCCAATGGTGAGCTTATTTTCCCATGCTGCGCGGGGCTGAAAAGCACCATTGCGCGAATTCTTGAAAGCAGTTTTTGCTTTAGCCACGACTGCCCGGCGTTGCTTCGGGGTTTGTTGGAAATTTTTCATGTCGTTTCCTTGAGAGTTGATGTGGTAATTGTAGCCGCTATTAACGGCCTGCCAACAATTATTTCGGCAAATCTTCGCGCCATGTGCGTTCGGCCACATCCAGCGCTTTGCGATACGCTGCAGCTTTGCCCATTGCGAGCGCCACACGCACACCGGCCAACGAATAACCGGGCGGGAACCACACAATTACGTGCGTTGCGGTTTCCTCAATACGGGCCGACATACAGTGAGCGCGCAATGCTGCATGCGCTTGTGCCACGGTTTCGATGTTTTGAGCGACTGTTGCCATGTCGTTTCCTTGAGAGTTGATGCGCCGATCATACCGTTAATAACGGCGGCCTGCAAGCATGCTACACTCCGACCCGTTGCCGTGTGGCAATTACCCCAAAAATAGGAGTTACACCATGGATATCAATGCAGCCCTAACTACTGACCCCAATGCCGTCACGTCGCGTGTCGTGCTGACCAAGAAAGCGGACGGCTCTGATGATGCAGTGCTGATCATCGTTGGCCCCGACGCCGACGCCGCCAAGCTGGAGCAAGCCCGCCAGCGCCGCGAGGGCTTGAAGCGCCGCAACAAGAAAGCGCTCGACCTGACGACCGACAACGGCGCCCAGGAAATGGACGCGGCGGTACAAGACAACCTGATGGGTACCGCCTGCGCCGCTGTGGTCGGATGGGAAGGCTTCACCGAGAACGGTCAAGAAAAGCCGTTTGACCCTGCTGCTGTTCGTATGTTGCTGACCAAGTTCACCGAATGGCGTGATGCGGTGCTGAGCGAACACAACAGCAATACTGCTTTTTTGCCCAAGTAAAGCGCGACCTCCGGCTGTTCGTCATGCAAATGGCTTGGCTTCACACCCCGTTAGAGAAACTGCCGGGCAATCCGACCCGGGCGTTTCGCATCAAGGCCGAAGGCAAGCCGCTGCCCATGCCGGAAAACCCCGCGCCTGAACTGGTCGATATTTTCCTGGCTGTAGGCCCCGGCATGGACTCTA